ATATCGAAATGATCTTCAGTGAGCGCAGAGTAGAACCCATTGGGTACACGGAATAGTCGTTCATTCAGGAATGCAGTACGCCATATAAGGTTAGGAGAATCACGATACATTTGCCAAATGAAGTCTTTACCAACAACTTCCATATTTTCAAATATATCGTACTCAGCATAATATACTGTAAACTCACGATCTTTTCCTTCTTGTGGTATAACGGGTTTTTGAAATTTTCTAGCAAGATCGATATCAGATAACAATTCACGGAGCATTCTTTTATCATAGTCAGTTCTGAGTTCTTCAGGTATAATGAAGTACTTAACCATGTCCTTATACAGATTCCTTATAAAGTTTATATGTGAACTAGACACTTCTCTATCCTTATCTAATATCCATTTACCAATCTTAGATGTTGGCATATCAGTAGAATAAAGAACTGAATGGTGGTGAGGGCAATCGCCAAAGTATTGCTCATTACCACGATTGGCCGGAACTACTTCCGATTTTATTTTCTCGTAGGATAGAAACTTAGCTTCAGGACCAATAACCCAGTCAAGCGACATGGAGTTTGCAGACATGCCCTGATTGAATGAAAGCACAACTAAGATAGTACCATTCCAAAAATGCAAACAGTTTTCCCATGCACTTTTCATAGGTCTTCTCTTTGGCATTTTGAAATTCATATCTGCAGGTGCTTTTCTACCTACGAAAAAATGAACTCCCTCATGATACCCCCAAGTTGATAATGCATGACATATTGCCGGCAATGTATTACCCCAGGCTTTGGAATAAGTTGGAGAAAGTAGCGCACCGGTAGAACCGGGCATCTCCCAAACATTTCGAATAATGAACCTGGCATCAATCCCCTCAGATTTACCCGTTCCGCGTGATGCAACAATATATTCATCGTGAGCAGAAACAAGCATGGCATCACGTTGAGCGTTATTGAAAAATCTTTTTACGACCTCTTCATGTCTAAGGAGTACGGATGCTGGTGGCTGAATAAATTCGTTCATAGATCTTCAGCGTTACTAATCAAATTTTTTTTGAATAATGCTCTGAACTTTTTCCGCTCTTCCTCTAAGTTTTCAATTGGTTCAAGATTCAGTACAGTAACATCATCGGTGACAACCATACTTGGTGGAATCATTTCAGTCCAATCAATAGCATCATCTTCTTTGTCAGCTCTAGTGTATTTACCGATTTTATCTAAACATGCAGCAATTCCTTTGCTATCGTTTTTATTAATACCAATTTGATAGCCTTTCTTAGCCCCTTCAACGATCATATAGCGATACCAGGCTTTAGATGACAGCTGAATACTACCAACCATTTTACGAAGTGCTGCAACGTCTCTATAAGCCTGTGATTGACTTACAGCTTCACAAGCTCCACCACAACCACACATTAGGAAATTGACTATTTCAGTATCTTGCTTGAGTGGTTCTGCCAGCAAAACCGATACGCAAAGCATTAATCGCTCCTTGATTTCCATTTGTCCGGGTGTAAGGTATTTTTCAGCTTCTTCAGCCGGCATATATAAGCACCTTTCTACTTTCTCATATACGGTAAGTTCTTTTGTAGCCATAGTTTATATCATTTGTTCGGTTAGATATTTATCGGCAATGGGTTCAGCTGCTGGACTACCATGTTTGGCCAGTTTGATAACTGTCTTTCTTAGCTCAAGTTTAGTGGTAAGCCTTCCACGGTGAAAGGCCATATAAACCGGTGAGTTTATATGGTTTTTGACAACTTCTATCAATAGCGATCTTTTCTCGGCAGGCAAACCAAGAAGTATGGCTATTTCTTCAGCCGGCAATAGCGCAGCTGCCATCTCTTCAACCCGTATCAATTCTTCATCAGTCAAGTTCATAGGGCATTGCTTCGCTGTAGTATTTATCAAATTGTTCATTGAAAAAATCGAAGTATTTTCCTGCAGTAAAATAAAATCCGGCTTCAATTCTCCTTGGTTGATTCAGATTTGCAGATCCAACTATACCAAAAGCGTTGGTTTCATTTTGTAACAAAAGTATTTTAGCATGATTGCTGTCAATCCTGATATCAGGAGTGATATTCATTGCGAAAAGCAACATATCAAGTTTGTGCCTCTTTACAGTAGCATCCAGCAACAAAGTAAGCTTTGTGATCATACCTGAATCAACCTGGAAGAACAATGGCCTCAGGCTGTCTTCAGATACGCTAAATGTGGCTATCTTGACACTTGCAGGACCAGTTCTTTGTAAAAGAAAAGGCAATACGTCGTGTATTGCCCATTCTCCTTTATGAATCAAAGGTTCGATTGTTCCAGGGCGTTCATGCCCGCGGAACAATCGATCAAACTCACTACTTATCATCACCACCCTTTGAGCTATCAACATCGGTAGCAGGAGCAGGCTCCAATTTTGCCTTGAGTTCAGCAAGTTCAATCTCATAAGCTTCAATGCGTTTCAAAGCATTGGCTTTAATAGTTTCCTTGTCTGAATTTTCTGCCACATCCTTTGAACGAGCAATGTTTTCCTGAAGTCTGATAACCCGACGTGCCATTTGAGCGCCGGCAATGGTTGGATCATCATCATAAGCAGGAACTTCAATCGTGAAATCTTCAGTCTGGCGACCTTCACTCCAGGCATCGATATCTTCCCAGTTCTGACGACGTTCGTCATCTAACTCAAGCAGTTGTTTTACCAAATTCTCACGAGTCTTATGATGAAGCCCCTCAACAGCCATTTGCGTATGAATAGTTGCCATTAATGGAGTGATCAGTTGATTACGCTCAAATTTCTTTTGAAGATCTTCCGGCATATCCTTCAGGGCAACGATCTGAATACCACGTTTGGCTTTGAGCGCTTCAATTTCAGTTTCCAAATTAGTAATCTGACTCTCATACGCTTCAATAGTATCTTCAGCTTCGTTCAAATCTGCTTCCAGGTCTTCCACATTTTCATTCAAATCTTCATTTTCGGAAATCAATTCCTGATTTTCTGATTTCAACGTTATAAGTTTTTCCTTGAGTGCTAAAATCTTCTGATTTTTTTCTTCAATAGTAGCCAGTGTAGCTGGATCCAAATCGGTAGATTTCAAAATCAATTCAAAATTCTCAAAAGCTTTGGGATTAACCTTAATCTTATGAGCGATAGCAGCTACCTTATTAATCAGCATAGTGAAATGCGAATCAAACTGGTCTTTTTCCTTTTCAATTTCCTGAAAAAACGCAAGGTATTTCTTCTTGATATCCTCGGGTGCTAACTGCGAGAATATGGCTAATCCATCCTGGTATCTACCGGATGGATTAGCTAGCCATGATTCAATAATTTTCAGCATATACTTCAGTCTTAATCGAACAATGCATCAATGTCGATAGGTGTAGCAAGATAAACGTAAGGAGCTTTAGAGTCAGCTGAGTAAGTGACTTTCAATCCACGTCTGTCAGCACGTTTTTGTCCACCATCATACTCAAATTTAAGATTACACAATAATCCGGGTTGGCCAATAATTAATTGATTACCATCCGTATCAGGTATGATAAGATATCCTGGAGTATTATTTAATTTTCGAGCTGCTGCAGCATATTCTTTTTTGCTGCCGGCACGGAAGAACTCACCATCGATAGCAAAGCTTTGGCCCTCATTTTCGCCCTGTGCTTTTGCAGTATATTTCACTGTACCATCGGTACATTCAATACCAATCGGTTTAGCTCCTGTAAGAGCAGCTTTATAAGTAAAGGCACCCGTTGCAGTAGCATAATCAGCATCAGCAGTAATAGTTGCTGCAAGCTCAGGAACTTCGCTTAGCCAGCGAGCCGGAATGAATGCAATTCGGGATTTAAATCCCCCCATATTGTCAGCTCCTTCTAAGCCAACAATAGGATCAAAATTTTCAGCCATATTTTTATATGAATTAATTTGTTTGACAATAAATCAATCCTGCCGATCAGTCAGCAGGATTGATTTGATTACTTATTAATAGTCTCCGGCCAAATTCATGGCTGTATTCGTCTGTTCGTTGGTATAGAATACCTTAGGGTTAATATCCTGAATACGAGTATCGTAAGCAGCTTGAATCCAAAATTGCATGTCATTCGGATCTTCAAATATTGCTCTTACCTGACAGAATTGGGCAGCAACTTGAGTATTAAACCCAATGTCAAATAAACCAGGTTTATGCAACATCAATTTTGAACCCTTACCAACAGCTTCGTGAGTATTGAACTCTAGTCCAGGAATGAATGCATCTTCACGCAAGCATTCAAGTAAACGGGCAACTGTAGGATATTCAGTCATTTTTAATCTCAAACGCAAAGCTGCACGAGCTGCTTTAATTACAGTTTGTGCACAAGTCAACAATGGAGCACCACCTTGAGAAGTACGAAGTGAAGAATGTGCATCACCTAACCAGTCAACCAGACTATCATAAGCTGAATAGTCAGTCTCTGTAGTTGGATCCGCAAAAGCTCCAGAAATTTTCAAGTTTTTATTTCCAGTTGAAATAAGACCCGCAGTTGTGAATACATCCAATTTTGTGAAAAATCCATCAAAAGCAGTCATTGGAGAGAATACGCTTTCATCACGTTCAGCAAAAAACAATGAATAAACAACATCTTCAGCATGTGAAATGATACTATTATTCACAATAAGCATTTCAAGCGGATGATTCTTCGTTTTATTATCAACCGCTTTACCGGCTAGGGTGAGAATTTTTTTGTCAGTGTAAAGCGAGATGTTATCTTTCGATTTTGCAACAGTCAAAACAGGTTTAAGAGTTGCTTCAAAAAATTTCATCATTTCTTCCTGATAATCGATAAGCATTCCGGGTTTGTACGGACCAGTTGCCCCAGCTTTACGTTGAAGTGTAGTAACTACATCTTCATTTTCAACTTCCTGAATATTTAGACGAAGTATGCCTGCCACGTCATTCAACTTCACATAGGGTAAAGCTCTTAATTGCGGATCATAGGTTTTAGCAGCCTGGCTAATACCATCTACATTTACAATAGGTTTTTTTAGTGCCATTTTATTTCAATTTTACAAATTTGTCAAGCCCCTCAGCTACTATTTTTTCTGCGATAGCAGCAGTATCTCCTTTATTGCTTTCTAAAAAAGAAACGAGTTCATTACCTTGTACAGCCGAAGCTTCAGCTTTTGGCTTTTCAGTACTTACCGATTCAGCTCCTGGAAGCTGGCGTAACTCAGCGTTTTCTGATTTCAAGTCGTCACGTTCTTTGGTCACAGTTGTAACCGTACCATTCAGCGTTTCAACTTTAGACTCCAGATCCTTTACTTTGGCCGACAACGTTTCGTCAACCTTTACATTGTCACTAGCCGTAAGAGCCTCCTCAATAAATTCAGGAGTAACGTCATCGGCTTTCATTCCTTCGTTCACTTTTAGGATCGAAGCAACAAGAGCATCATGCTTAGTTGCTTTTCCTGTCAGTTTTTCAAATTCATCTTTTGATAACCACATATTATTTATAAATAAAAAGAATTAATAAATTCATCGAATGTCCCTATTGCATTGATCATCCCCATATCCATAGCTTGAGGCGCGAAAAATGTTTTACCGGTTGCCCAGTCTTTACGATCTGCCTTCAGCTGATCGCCAAGGTTTGTTTCAACCATTGATAGGAATGATTCATTCACCTGGTTGATGAGTTCCTTGAGTAATTTATCGTTACCCTTGAGTGCCTGAATGAATGGTTGGTTTTTATCGCTGGAAGCATCTGCATAGATTTCAAGGATATTGATCCCTAAAGCTTCGTAGTATTTTGAATAGTCAACAATAGTTGCATAGGTTCCAAAGCTGCCAAAGCCGGCATCCTTGTTATTTGCCATACGGAAATCACAAGCTGTAGCAATACCGGCAGCTGCCGAGTAAGCAGCATCATCAATGAATGCACCGGTAGAAACTCTACCTTTTATTTCAGTAATGGTATCGCTCATTAA